AAAGCATCAGAAGAAAAAGCCCCTGCAGTTCGACTCTTGCCTGGAGATTTTAGGAAAAGAGATGGTCTTGGGCTATCTTCTGGAGGTCTTGTTCCTAAGTTCTATGCAGCAGGAGGATATGCTCGTGGAACAGACAGAATCCCAGCAATGCTTACACCAGGAGAATTTGTAATTCGTAAAAATGCGGTAGATAATATTGGTGTTAATAATCTTAATAAGATTAATAATGGTTCAGCCCCAGGGAATTCAGTGTATAATTATAGTGTCGATATTAATGTTGCTAATTCTGATGCAAGTTCTTCAGATATTGCAAGGGCTGTAATCGGTCAAATCAAGTATATTGACTCACAGAGAATTAGAGGGCAGAGATAATGGCTACAACGGCTTATATGGCTGGCAGGAAGCGATATCAGAGACCGCAGGGGATACTATGGTCAGATAACCCAGGAACTCTTATAGAGGGCTCATACGTCCCTACAGGGTATGAAATAGGAACTAACCCAGCAGGACTAGAATTAGACCAGTTAAATGAATTCTTAATATTGTCAGATCACAATAGAGGTGAAATTAATATTTCTCCTACAAGAATTGAAGAAAGAAAAAGAACGATCAATGGTCGCATGCGCTCATACCATATTGCAGACAAGTTAAGCATTTCTTGGAACTGGACCAACCTTCCATCAAGGGCACACGATGATTTTGCATATTTTGATATTAACGGAAAGCCAAGCCTTGGTGCACCAGAGTTTGATGATAGAACTAAAGTTACAGAGTATACTGCAGATGGTGGAGCAGGTGGAGTAGAAATACTTGATTGGTATGAAAAGCATAAAGGATCTTTCTGGATGTTTTTATGTTATGATAAATATACAAACTTAAGAGATGACGTTTTTGATCAGTTACCTAAATATAATCAAATAGTAGAAGTTTATATAACTGACTTTCAATATTCAATCATTAAGCGTGGTGGAGGAAACCACGATCTTTGGAATATTTCAATAACAGTAGAAGAGGCTTAGTGTGTTTGTAAGCGATGAATTAAAGGCACACTTAGAGTCTTCTTCAACAGTAAGTCTAAAGTCTTTAGTTACTGCTGAGTGGAATATGAATATGCCAAACAATATTTTTAAGTTAGGCAATTATAGATATAGACCTCAAGTTGTAGATTCTAAATTTAAAACAATACCATCATCATTTGATCAACTAGATTCAGGTCAGTATTATTCTGGTGCTACAGACGCAGACATAGTTATAGACGGTGGATACACAGATAACGATGTTCCACAAACATTTAGGTCTAAAAAAGAAAAATTAAACATGATCTATTCTTTAGAAGATTGCTTAAAGCCATTTAGACCAAGATCTGGAATTAATAAACCACTTTATTTTAAAGGTAAGTTTTTGGCAAATTCGGGGGCAGAAATATCTAAAAGACCTAGATATTATATGCCATCAAGATATGATGAGTTTAAGTATTGGACATCTTATAGAACAGAAGACAATGTTGAGTACGGTGTTGCAAATATTAAGGTGGGGTCTATTAATTATATTAATGACGCTAGTCCGTTTGTTGTTTATAAAGAAAAAGTTCCAGCAAATAGACTAGTAGTTAAAATGCAAACAAATGTTGGCGATGTCAACCTTGGTCCATTTGCTACATCCTCAGCATCTATAGTTGATCCATTTTTTGGGGATGCAAACAAGACAACTCCAGTAAGATGGAAAATTCAATACCTTGATGAAAATAATTGGGTAGATGCTTATTCGTTTAACGAAAACTCTACAAGATCAGATGGCACTGCAATAGTAAAATCAGATGGATATGTTGAATTGCAGTATGGACTAATTATTCCAGATAATCATAAAGATGCTTTTATATTTGCAGAAGTTCTGTCATCTGCATTACTATTACCAGATCTAAACATAGATGGATATGCATATCTTGTTAAAGAAAACGATAGTGATCGTGGACAATTTCATGTCTGGAATCAGTCAAGGCTTTCGTATGATATATTTGTTCCACAGTACGGATGGCAAGTAGTAGATGATTTAGTTGGAAATAAAACAAACTTTATATCAAATATAACATCTCCAGATTTTTTTACTAATACTCTAGATAAGACTGTTGTATATCGTGATTTTTCTTACGTTCGTGGCATAAGAGTTGTTGTTGAAACTATGAATAAGTTTGATTCAACTTTTGATCTTATTGAAATGTCTCCTAGACTAGTTGTTGATATATCGGATAAAGTTTTAGACTATACAATCAATAAATCTCTTTCGGATATTGGAAACACCTCTTTACCTGTAGGTCAGTTACTTGCCTCTACTGGATCCCTGTCTTTGTTTGATGAGGACCAAGCCTTTAATGAAAATAACACCACTAGCATTATTTCTAAATATATTAACAAAAACATAAAATTTAGTTTTTTTGAAAAAATTATTAATGTAGATGGATATGATTATTTTGTTCCAATTAAAACATTATACTCAGAGGGGTTGCCACAATCAAATAAGATGGCAGCCACAGTAAATGTATCCTTAAGAGATTTATTTTTTCTTTTAGAATCAATGCCAGCACCAAGAATTTTGACAACTCAGACATCTCTTAGTTATGCCATAACACTTCTACTAGACTATATTGGATTTAGTAATTACACCTTTAAGCGTGTTAACGAAGAGTCAGATCCTATAATTCCATATTTTTTTATTGCGCCAGATCAAAATGTTGCAGAGGTTTTAAACCAGTTGGCAGTAGCAACTCAAAGTGCAATGTTCTTTGATGAGTATAACAACTTTGTTGTAATGAGCAAAAATTACATGATGCCAACAGACAAACAAAGAGAAACTAACTTGATATTGTCTGGAACAACTAATACACAAGACCTGGGAATTATCGAAAATAAAATAACTGATACCAAACTGCCAAACATATTATCTATATCTTCAGAAGATAAAAAAATATTTAATGATGGAAATATTAGTTATACCAGCAGATATATCCAAAGATCCTATGGGTCTATCAGACAATCAACTATGATTGATCAAGATAAGACTTGGATCTATAAGCCATCTTTGCTGTGGGAAGTTTCGGGTACAGAAAATACAAAAACAATCAATGAGATTGCCTCTAAGCAAAGCAGTTATGTTTTAGGTGCAATGCCAATTAACTCTGATATATCAGGTTCTGCACCAACTGTAGTTAACAATGTTTTAACTAATAATATTATTGATCTTGGTGAAAATGTTTATTGGCTAACAAGATACAGTGGATACTTTTATGCTAATGCTGAAATTATTAAATATGATGCCGTACAGTTTAATGTGACTTTGCCAATTTGGTACCCAATCAAAACTGATGGATCACTTGATACATCAAAGCCCCAAGTAGTACTTCCTGGAAAACTTGCACCAATGAATATTACAAAAGAAGAAGACATAAGGTCTTGGAGAAATAGTAATAGGCAGGGTGGTAGTAATGTGTGGATATCAAGTAATGAAGAATACCAGCAATACTTTTCTTCTTTACCATTCAACGGAAAGATATACCCTACTGGACTTGTAAGAATTTTCTCTACACCATATTATGAAACAGTTTCAGGAATCACAAGGTTTAAAAATGGTGCTGTAGAATCTCACGGTAGAGGTCAATTTGGAACAGCAATAACTTCTCACTCTGCTGGTATAAACGAGTACTGGTCAAATCCAGACAATGTTCGTGGCTGTGACATGAAGGCTAAAGAATATTTATTTAGTTTGTCTTCAACAGAAAGTGTACAGGCTGAAGTTAAATCTCTAGGACTGTCTGTTGGCACTGCAGGTAAAAATGACTCGCTTGCTAAACAGACAACTAGAAATGGAGTTATTAAAAACTTCATGGCTACAAATTATTTAACAGAAACTGAAGTAAATAAATTAAAAACAACACAATCAGGAACTGTTCAATCATCTGCCTTAATATTAAATGGTCCATCATTTAAGACAACAGAAACACCAGTAAACTTTCTATCATATGTATATAAGAAGTTGGATAATGCCTACAAACATTTTGGAACAAGAATTAGGGTCGTTGGAAAAATTGAAAATAATGTTGGAAGATCTCAGACACCAATTGGAAGTACTTCGTACTACCAGGTTACTGGATCATTGTCTAATCAAAATTCAAGCATAGGTGGTGGTTCTGGTGGTCTTGCTGTTTTGATTAACCCAGAAACTAATAATGGATATTATTTTGAAATAATTGCTTTAACAGAAAATAATATTGAGTCTTACTCTAATGGAGAGTTAGTAAACAATATAGTTTTTTATAAAGTAATGCAAAAAACAGGAACTACAGAAGCAATTCCAGTAAAACTTTGGGGAGGCCTAACAAATATCTTGGTAGACGATGGTCGATTTACTGGACAATATCGTATGACGGGTGAAGAAAATCCAACGGTATATGATTTATCTGTAGAGTATCAAGATATTGGAAAAACAAGAAAGTTCTATCTATATGTAAATAATAAACTTATTCAGATAGTAGATGACGTAGATCCACTTCCAGTCTACAATAACATAGCGCTTTTTACTCGTGGCTCATCAAGATGCATGTTTGAAAATGTTTATTCTGTTGCACAAAACTATTCTCAGAATACAGTGTCCACAGTTACAGATACATTATCACAAGCATTCGGCGATGGTGGAATAAATCTAAATGACTCATTTAGAAAGTATGCTGTAAGCGGAGCAGTACAGTCAACCTACTTATCGGGAGTTAGTTCCCAGCAATCTCCAAAATACAATATGTATTTTGATGAATTTGGAACAATCATGAGAGAGTGTGCCTATTTTGATATTAGGTATGATCGTGCTTATCCAGCATTGTATGCACAACTATCTCCAACATTTAATAGAATTAAAGGATATACAACATCTGGATTTCAAGCAAACTCATACGGAGCAGAGTTTTTAATTTTTAATGCAACCGACAAAGCCTTAGCGCTTGACGAAACAACAGGAAACTTTTTAAGAATACAGGGAATCACATTTACACAAGACACAACTCAAGAACTTACCGTAGATGAATACTTTAAAAAGAGAAGCAATTTTGCAGACCCAGAACTTAAAGGCAATGAGGTTATTGTTTCTCCCGTTGTTGAACGACTTAAGTATGACCAGATCAAGCAAAGTAGAATGATTTATGGAAAAAATGAATTTTCAATTAGCAGTCCGTACATTCAAACAAGTGATTCTGCAGAGTCGTTAATGGGGTGGATGATTGATAAATTAATGAAACCTAAAAAATCTGTTGGTCTTGATATATTTGCAATACCAACGATTCAACTGGGAGACATTGTTTCTATTAACTACAAGGATGATAGTGGCTTAGACTTAGTTTCTCCCGAGTCATCTAGGTTTGTAGTATACAATATTGAATACTCTAGAAATCCTGAAGGACCTAATATGAAAGTTTATGTGAGCGAGGTATAAAATGGCAGCAGTTAGTTCAACACCAGAAACTCCGTCAAACTCAGGTTTGGCATATGTGACATCAAATGCTACAAATCAAGTCAAGACCTCTATCCCTGGAAACATTTTATTTGATGATGATCTAGTTCCCATAGAGTTAATGACTGATCTTATTTTTGAAGATATTGGTGGACAAGAATTAATAAATATTGCTAGAAATGATACAGTTAATGGTCAGTCAGTATCCTATCAGTTGATTAAAAATTTATCTGATATTGAACAACAGTATAATCCAAACAACATACTTGCTTTACAGTCTACCTCAAATAAATATTTTAATAATTTTCCTATTAAACTTGACAGAAAAGTTCCATCTTTTCCAACAGGACCAAACAATAAATATGTTTATTCAGATATTCAAACAGGAGATATTGTTGTTGAGGCTGTAAATTTAGAGGCAGATGAACAGGTAGAAATACAAATTATCATAAATGGTACAATATATGAGTCACAACTTGGAATGGAAGAATCATGATAACTAATTCGGGTAAGTCTATTATTGGCAAATACCTTTTAGGTCAGGCACCTGCGTATGCATCGTATATTGCGGTTGGGTGTGGGAAAAAGCCATTGCTGACAAGTGATGCCTTGGGAGACTACTCTGAGCAAAAAAATCTTGACTTTGAGATGTTTAGAGTTCCAATATCCTCAAGAGGCTTTATCAATGAAGACGGACTAGAGAAGATTGTTTTGACAGCAGAAATGCCCACAGAAGAAAGATACGAAATAACAGAGGTAGGAATATATTCTGCTGGAGTAAACTCATCTGCTGGAGCATATGATAGCAAAACTGTTTTTGCATTTACACAAACAGAGAACTGGCAATATCATGCCAGCGCTTCTGCAGTAGCAATTGAGTCAATAACAGAGCCTCTTGATTCTCCAAATGGTGATAACGTTATTGCAACTGATAATCCAGTATTTCAAACTAATGCTGATAATACAATTTTTTATGTACCTTCAAGACTAGAAAGATACGAAAGGCCAAGATTTTTTAATAATGTTATTGTGATGAGAGGAGATGACGCTGACTTAACAATTAGTTCTGAGAGCGGACCAGGACAGGATCATTTTATAATTGAAGACGGATCCAACCACATACACCTAACTGGACCAAGTGTTGACTTTAGTAAAAACTCTCCAACAGATCAACTTCGTTTGGCATTTTCTATTATCAACAAAGATGGAGAATCTAAGACATTACAAAACGCATCTTCTCCAGATACTGTTAGAGTTTTAGTTGATTTTGCTTCAACAGACTCTTCCTCTCCAGATGCATTTGCTAGGTTTGAGGCAGAACTTGTAAATGGAACTGGTCCTGGAGAATATGATTTTGATTCAAATAGATATTTTGTTATTTCAAAAGAGTTGCAGAGCCTTTATGTAAGTTCAAATTTTACATGGGATGCGGTTACTGTTGCAAAAATATATGTAACAACACTGATAGGAAGCACACCAT